CCTGCTCACAAAATTATCACCACTTTCATGTAATTGAGTTGGAATTCCTATTTAAGGTCAGTAATAGTCAAACGTTACGAATCAAAATAAGCCTCCGTCTAAATCGCAGGCTGTTGTTCTGTACTCATATCCACTAAATAATGTAAGTTGACTGAAACATAAAGGTAATTCTGTTTCACTCATTTAGGGCATAAAAAAACGTGTTTCTTCATCTAATGTCCTCATATTATTTAAATGAGTGCACTAAACGGTGATTTATGTTTCACTCATATCATCTTAATTTCAAAATTGCTCTGTCCATCATGTCCTGAGTTAACCCAATATAGTCTAAAGTCTCTCTTGGATCGATGTGTCCGAACATCTCCATTAGTAACGCTAAATTCTCTGGATCGTCCATATACAGACGGTATGCCCAGGTCTTTCGCAATGAGTGAACACCTATATCTTTCAATCTGAATTCACGGGCTGCTTTACTCAGAAAACGATAAGCTGTGGTTCGATCAATAGGCTGTTTCCGCATTCGACTTACTGTTTTAACTTGTCGGCTAGGAAATAAACAATCATTCGGAAACATGTCCGCAGTGTACTCATCAAGATCTGATCGAATACTCGGATGAATGATAAATGTTTTAGCATGCTTGTTTTTTTGCTCAACCATGCTAATATGTGTACCTTTCGTTTGCCACACTCTAAGACTAAGCAAGTCAGAAACACGTAGTCCACTGTATATGCCCATACAAAAAAATAAATAGTTGCGCATGCTTCGAATATAGAAGTATTCCTTCATCCCATCTATAATCCGTTCATCACGAATTGGCTGTACCTTTCTCATTTAGTCACCTTCTCTTGAAAATGATTCGACTTCCAGCAGCGCGGCATAATACACATCTGGACAACCCCTGTCCAGGTTCCCAAACAACAGCCCCGACATTTCTCTGGTTGCTTGTCCGAAACCCTCGGGATAGCCGGTTCATTTCTGCTGTAAAAATGACCATCCATACTCTTCCCTCCAATACAAAAAGGCCGCTCACATGAGCGACCTTCTGATTTACGTTATTATATGGATTTAAGATAACATGGATTTACTACAAACAAACTACACTTTTTCATTAGTCTATGCTTAATCTACAGTATTACTCACTTCAGATACTATATGTATTAACCAAAAACCTTTTACATCAACATTTTTCATAATCTCTTCATTCAAATTATTATCTTGTCCTTCTGATACTAAAGACAGAGATTGATTTTTCACAAACCCACTTTTAGAAAGATTATTAGTTATTATCTCGTCCCTAACTTTGTTTATTGCCTCCCCCCATTCTCCTGCCAGCTCTTTCCCTCTACTGAAATCTAACAAACCAACTAAATCATGCTCTAAATAGCTATCATTGCGATTTGCTCTAAGATTATCTTCTGGTGTCATAGTTGAAGCGAAATTTGTGTTAAGTGTACTCGTATCTAGAAGTAGATATCTCGCTCCTGGATGAGGATTTGAATTAGTATTCAACACATATTTTCGGTTTTTTTCTTTAAGAAGACTAAAAGGTGACCACTTAGTATACAACTTTAATTGATGTTCATCTACTTTGCTGGAACTAAACAATTTTGCCTGATACAGTAACGCATTCTCTCTAATCTTATTTTGCTTGTCACCTTCAGTATAAATATACAGAACATCTCCAAATTCTATACCACCCGGTCTTTTCTTCGAGATTCCATCATAAGTCACTTTAGGAGTAGCATGAATAAAGTAAGAATTCATGGTTAATTTGGTGGCTAATTTATTTGAAATTAAAACACTCTCCAAATCAGCCCCGAGCTTACTAATGTTTTGATGCATATGTTTTAGCATCTCCACTTCATTTTTCTTTCGATCTAATTCTTTTTCTAAATAACCTAATGTAATTCTTAACAGACTTATTTTAGAATCATAGTCAAGATTCAAATTATAGCACCCTCTCTGTTTGTTTTTTTTATTATATTTTCAAATCAGTGTTTTTAAAAGGAAATTAATTAAATTTCCTTTTAAAAACACTTTAATACACCTCTACATTTTTAAACCAATCTCTCCTTCTTTACTTCGCCCCCGTCCATAATCTATTATTACAAAATCTAAAGTTCGATTGAATTTCAGACTGTTAGCTATATTAGCTATAGCCCTGCGTCGCTTATCTGCAAATGTAGTGGCAGCTATACCTGGAACATCCTTGCGATATCCTTTTTCCATATACTCTTGGGCTTTCAAATACTTCTTCCCTTCCAAAAACAACAATCTTGCCGCTACCCCTTCGTGTGGATCTCTTAGATTATTTATTGCAAATCGGACATTGTTTGATATTGCTACGTAAAGTTTATAGTTGGCGTGCCGCTTGTCCTTTATAATTACCGCGTTGGCTGTCACATCAGCAGTTAATTCATGCCCAGATTCACGTTTTGAAACCGATCCCTCCGCAGACAATAACTCGTATGCTGACATCCCGTTTTCAATCTGCTGAAGCGAAAATTCATAGTTTTTTATGATGTCCACCATGTCTACATATTTTCCAAGCAGCCACTTTGTTTTGCGAATATCTACTTCATCCACGTCAGAAAAGAAGTTTAATTGAACTATTTTCTGCGTATCAGTGGAATCTCCAGCAGATTGAGAGATTAAAGTTACTGACTGAACATTATTCATAGACTCACATCCCTTTCTAAAGAAAATTTGACATATAATTAGATTTTCAATACTCTTACAAGAATCAAGCTATTTATGAGTAATTGTACGAGTTATCAGCTTATTTAAAAGAAGAAACATACTATTCATTAGAATCAACTGGAGGAAGAGACCCATGTGCTCATTAACATTTGACACCTCACTTACTGAGGAAAGATTCAAGAGAGTGGTAACGCATTTAAAAAAATACCATATTAATTTTTTCTTTGATGATGGTGATGGTATTGATAACGCTGAAATCGATTTGGATAATTTAAATGAATCTATTTCTTCTCAAATAAGTGAAGATCTTCTTATCACAAACGAATCAGGAATAGGAGTCGAAATTCCACGTGGAGATGAATACGAATTATTCTCATTAGATGGACTCGATGAAGTCATTCAGAATGCTGTACAAGGAACGATACATAACTATGAACTTTTTGTTGCTCCTAATTTGATTCTTGTGCATGTTGAATATCAAAGACCTAGGTTTGAAGAATTAGACACTACTGAGTACACCCTTGAACAAATATGGAAAAACAAAAAAATAAGCATTACTTTAGAAGAAGGTTTTTCAAGTTTTGGTATGCGTTTAATCATGGATAGAATGTTTGATAAATATACTCCTCCTGTTTTTGAAGAGGATCTGTTCATAAAAATTTATTCAGAGGATTCAATTGACTTATCCGATGCAGAAGAAGTTATCCAGGCTTACATCTTCGAATGTGGAACATCTTTGAACCTAAATTTAACTCCTGCACCCAGACCAACTTCTTATGATTTTTTCTATTTTGATGAAGATGATAGAAAGCAAGAAAAAAACAAAATTAGGCTTAGATCACTTATTCAAGGAAAGGGAATATCCGAAGTTTTAAAAATTTATAATTCAGGAAACGACATTCACAATTCTGAGTTTTTAATACTCACATACACAAAAGTTATTGAATATGTTTCTCAAACGGTACTAAGAAAGGAGATGCTCAATTCAATAACAAAAAAACTTTATAGTCCTAGAGCCCTGAATCCTGATTCTTCTTTCATTTTAGAACTGGAAAAATTGTACGATGAACATAGGAATTATTCAAAGGATCATCAAGCAATAAAGTTAACAGTTCAAACTTGCTGTGACATATCAGATATTGAAACAGTAGCGCCTAAATATCTAAAAAAGTTAAGTCTTGAAACGCTAGCGAGTGCAATAACTGACACAAGAAATATGATAGCTCACGCTAAAACCAACTACAGATTTAAAGGACAGGAATGTCCAATACATGAGATGGAGCAGTTTGCCCAATGTCTAAAAGTTGTTGCAAATCAGACTATACGCTGGTTTGCAAGACAACACGAAGATGGCAGGATAGTTTAAATATATTAAGGTTAGATAAAGCAGCAAGATGCCAGCTTATAATTCTAGTTGCTTTGGAATTAATTTTTGACTTCTTCCGAGACCTTCAAGTAGATGTTGCTTTTCTCGGTAACTTTAAAACAGAGCTTTCTTGGATAATATTCCTATATACCCCTGACGGTTACTCGGTTTGTCTGTTCATTGTTATCCCGCCTATACATGGTGTTACCAACACGCTGTATAGGCTTATTCCTCATAGACGCCAACTGACCTTCCTGATAGCCGCAGGAAACGATTTTACTGCCGTGTGAAACAGTTACGTGCTGTACTTGGTCTGATGGCTGTACAACGTATTTATGAATGACTGGCATTTTATATCCTCCTTAGTAGGGAGAGGCCCACGCCTCAACCCTAAAATTGGTTAGCTAAATTCCACAATCCTTGCTGCCCCTTAGCCGGAAGAGGTTTCATTAGCATCTTTACATCCGACATTTCCCACGCATATCGACCGGGTTCAAAGTCTCCAAATTCGTATTCAGGAGAGTAGACCAATCTGTTCCCCTCTAATACATATCCGTCAGTCCATGTATCCACCGATTTAAGGCAGTTAGTTAATTGAGCTGTCGCCACAACCGCACCCACTGGTAAGTTGTCTATCATATATCCGTACTCTTCCAATGCTTTTCGGATTTCCGGTTCTTTGCAGGCTTCAGTGTCAATCTTCTTCCCGGCATGGATGGCAATTTCTCCCCGATGCTTGGTAGGCCAGCTACGTGTCTCGTACTGTTTTGCGCCAATGGCGATCAGTGTTGCCCACGGCTGAATAATTGTTATAGCCTTCATTGTTTCCCCACCCCCATCTCAATTTGTACTCCACACCAGCCGCAGTACGGCAGGGACACCAACCTTTCACCGCCAGTTTGGTAGGCATGATTGCATTTAGGGCATTCTTGGTCTGTATAGTCCATATCCATCCGCTCCCGGAACACTATTTCAGCTTGGCTCATGTTATCTCTCCTTTAGTGGGCCTAACCCCATGGTTTTAAATATCCGATCTCAATCGCATAAGCACGGATTAAATCCATGTCCTCTTCCGGATATCCCAAATGCGGACTGTACAAGCCGCCGTAGCCGTTGTTATGGTTCGCATCATCATCACCCAAGATATAATCCCTAAAGTCGCACATAAGGCCCCAGAGTGTTCCTCCGTGTGAGAAATGATAGTGTTGACCCGGTACTGACTCGTCCATAAGTAGTGGCCTATCCGTGTAATCGTCTACCAACCACAGCTGCCCATCTGCCCAATGAAATGCCGCAAATCGGTTATGCTGCTTACTGTACAAAAATTTCCGTCCTGACCTTCCGATTACTCTGATCAATTCATTTATCAGATCAATTCTGTCCTGGCCTGGATAAGGCGCTTCATTTCGCTTTGGTGTAGATTGACCAATCTTCCTTACCTTCACCATCTTGAGGAATTCAAGGTATTTCGCATCTGGATCATAGTCACTGAAGGATCTGAACTCTGCGCTCTTGGCCTTTCCTGGTGTTGGTGCTATTTGAAATGTTGTGAATGCTTCATCAAAATGAGCTGCTGAATACTGAATTTGGTACACGTTCATTGCTTCCACGTTTATCCGCTCCTTTATGTGTGGTGGGAAGGGAGGGTATTTCCTTCCTCTGTTATGGGGTGCTACCTTATTCACAAAGTCCATACTGACTCGAGCAGACCGGCACATCATCAAACGCCAACGACTTGAGCAAGTCGATCTGTTTACCACCATGTACCGTCTTAGACCAATCAACTTTGTCCCAGATGTGCTCACCTTCACTACTGGCAAGAAATGATGCACCATTTCGCTTGGAAGCCAGTTTCACTATTTCCTCCCACTGCGAGATCCGGTCAACCTCGTCCGGGAATCTCCGAGCAATTTCGAACAGTTCCTGTTTATTTACATTTATGCATGGCATACACCCAACCCGGCCCATACCCAATTTATACAGCGGGTTTGGCTCTATGCCGTACTTGTCATGCATTGCGAATACATCCTCTACCGTCCACTTGATCAGTGGTCTGTATATTTCGTAGCCTTCTGGAGTATCTTCCCTTTCCGGCAACTGAGATCGTGCAAAACTTTCTTGTGCCCGAACACCCTGCCAACTTACTATCTTCTTGCCTTCTTCCAGCAGTGGCAGATAGATTTGATCGAAGAATGGACGGACTTTCAATTCCACGGTGCAGAATCTCGCTTGACTGCTTGGGAATCGACCTTTCCAGACACATAGGTCCAAGAATGGATTACCTGTCGGATGAAGAACGGACAATGCCTGCTGAATGACTTCTTCCGATATCCCCTCTTCACGCCACTTCGTATCCACCCATGTTCTCTTCCGCTCAATTTGGGTGCTGAAGTCTGCCTAGATACGTCTGATCGGCCCCAGCTGCTTTTCGAGATATTCCACATACTCATATGTTTGATGATGTTCATTCCCTGTATCAGCGAAGACAGGAACTACTTCCACACCTTGTTCTAATGCCTCCAACCAAAGTGCCGTGCTATCTTTACCGCCCGAAAGCGAAATTATATTTACCGTGTCAGTCATGTGTGTCTTGTCTCCCTTCCTCTGTTATCCAGAAAAACACAACTCCAAATAACGTTATAAATTCGTTGTTATATAAATTATTTGCATATTAATCATCGAAATGTCCGTATCCAAACGGGACTTGATGCTTCTCTTCAACTCTTACAATATCGTTAATTAAAGTCTCGAAAATTGCGATTTGTTTATCATCCATCATTTCAATAAGCCGAACCTCTTTTGCTTTCAACGAACGTCCTGCCGCAGAAGAGATAAGTTCTTTTACCGGGTTTAAAGTTTGCTGGCGGTTCTGTTTTTCCTGATCCACTTTCTGCTGCGCCTCTTGCTTCCGGTTATACTCGCCCCAATCCTGTTCATCGAACCAGAATCGATCCCCATACTTATCGCGGAAGGCAGATATCCAAAACTGAAGTAACTCCTCATTCGTTTGTATCCGATCATGACAGGGCCAGCAAAGCCGAAGACCGTTTGTCTTAACTCCGCGTCCCTTCCTGCCTCGCGGATAGACATGGTGAGTTGTCGTTGCTTCTGCTATCTTGCAGCATTCACAAATCCCTTTTGATTCTTCAATAAGTTCAGCTATCACTTCTTTAGGAAAATCGCCGCGCTCCTTCGAGCCTGGTCTGGACTGGTGATGAGATAAAATGTCCTTCTTCCATTCCGGTACAGGCTTTTTGTCTTTCTTACTCCTCCCGAAGCTGCTCACTTTCTTTTCTTTCGCTTTTTTCTCCGGTTTCCAGAATGTCTGATGGGCCATTTCCTCATCCACCTTTCCAACGTTTTTCCTGTCCTTATGCTTATATTTTGAACCTAATTTACTGCATACCCACTACGGATTTTATAGGTTCCAACAACCCAGCACACTTTAAAACAGCGTAATGAGCCTGTCTTTCCTAAGCAGTAGCCTGTACTCCGTTTACTGTGTATCCAAAATAAAAATCAACGGCTTGTTGCAGTTCAGTAGGTTATTCATCGAATTTGTTCAAATCTAAAGTACTCACATCCAAACCTCTCTACAAAGCAGAAAGTTGACTCTGTTTATCTTCAAACCTTGATTTTATATCGAGAGGCAAGTCACTAATTACTGCATCCCAAGTATTTATCAATTCTCTGTTAGATGAACTTAACTGTTTAACCTGCGTATACCGTTCAGATAAAGCTGTGGAGAATTCATCTTTCTCAGCTTCAGTCACAGAGCACACCTCCCAATTGGCTATTAAGTTCAAGTAGAATGTTTCGTACAAGAGGTAAGGAAATGTTTCCTTTGCCCTTAGTTTCAGGGCTTTGTCCACTCATGCCCCCACCTCAGTTTCTGGAAGCTCCATCGTATTTCCCTCTTGCCTAAACTCAACTTGATTTGGATCGTGTGTCGGTTCCCAATGACCGTTTTCTTGTAAGACGCGTACAACATCTTCAGCGTAAGTTTCGTCCGTATTTACTACCAGGTACATGTTGAACCCAACTTTCCCCTCCGAAACTCGACTATACTGAATTTTATGAAACAAGCGCAGCAAGTCTTCTTTCTCCTGTTGGTTGAGGTACTTATTAATGTCCTCGTTTTTGATTACGGTATGTTTGATTTTCATTTTGCTTTCTCCCTTCATCTACTCGTTTTCTAATTGCATTTGCCGCTCGTTTACGCATTGATTTTTCTTTCTTGTATTGTGCAAGAGGAATGAATTCTCCGCGCTTTTTAACAAGTATATCTATTGGTAAAGTCGGATATTTAGCTTGAAATAGTTTCAATTTTACTCTGAACGTGGAGGTCTCTACTCCTTTAATATCCACCACCCGTTGACTGTCATCTAATTCTGTTACCAAGAAGTCAGCAATGTAAGTGACCTTCGGTTTCTCTTGAAGAACAAATTTAGGATGACATTCGAAGGCTTTAATCTCCCCAAACCTCTTTTGCTGGAGAAGGAGCTGATAATACTCTCCCTCAGCTATGCTATCGAATCGTATACCGGTTATATCCAGATTGTGCTTTTTAACGATCCATTCCGAGAAAAGAGTCCCGTCTTCAGTGACAATCACTTTAGTCGCATTATATTTGTTCATTAAACTTCTTCCGTCCTATAAGGAAGTACCATGTGGAGTGATCTCTCGTCACTTTCATCCAAGATATAAATTGGCTTCAACTTGCCAGGGAAAACCAGTGTCACCTTGTCTCCTTCTAATGCTTTGATAGCATCTATGAAGTACTTGGAATTCAGGGCAACGGCAAAATTTTCGCCTTTAAACGAAACTGGAACTATACTCTCATTTGCCTTTCCAGATTCTCTTCCTTTGCCGCGAATGCTCACTTCATTCTCTGTGATGCTGATGACGATCTGGTTATGTTTTTCTTCCTTGGCAAGTGTGTATACGAGGTCAAGACAACTCAATATTTCTCCTTTATCTACGATCACCTCGGTAACACCATCTGGCACAATCGACATCCGGCTCACATCCGGAAACGCCCCCTCCAACACTCGGGAGTAAAAGGTGAACCGGTCTGTTCTCGCGAATACGTGCACCACTTCTCCGGTGAAGGATTTCGAAAATCCAAATTCAAGATTGTCTTTATCCAAGATGATCTTTTGCAACTCACCCAATGCCTTGGCCTCAATGACAGCTCCACCCAAGTTGCCTACTTCTGTGCGCTGCTCCGTTTTTGCAAGTCTGTGCCGATCTGTCGCTTCAATGCCAAATACTCCGTTATTAATGTAAACATGTGCTCCAGCTAGGATTGCCGCATTCTTGCCAGTTGGATCAGCAGCATAGGTCGCTTTTCTGAAAAGCCGTTTAAGTTCTTTGCCAGTAGTTTCAAACAACTCGCTATCATCAATGTCAGGTACTCTCGGAAACTCTTCTGTATCGAAGACACCCATATCTATTTCTTTCTTCCGAGAAATGATAATCGCGTTGTTGCCTTTTTTCTCAATGCTCACATCACCATTGAGTTTCTTGATTACTTCAAGGGATAGCTTAGGGAGTGCAATCTGACCAGGCGATTCAACTTGAACATGTTCGCTGAAAATGTAAGACTGTATCGTTGTTCTTGTATCCGTTCCGGTGACCTTTACCCCATCCGCTCCAGCTTCGATCAAAAAGCAGTCCAGTATTGGCATAATATTTTTGCTTGCAATGGCCTTACTTGCATCTTCCAAGGCTTCTGCCAGCAGTTCGCTATCAACGACTATTTTCATAAGGTCGATTCCCCTCCTGAGGTTTTTTCTTTGCGTTGGGATTGCACTCCGGGCAAGGTCCGAGCATCATCAATGCACCAATAAACTGATATTTCACTGTTGCTCCACCACAAGTTTTACACATTCGATTATCCCCTCCGTCTATTTCTTCCGCCTACCGATATTGTTTTTGCAAAAGGTTCAATCCGTTCAATAATCCGCTCCGCCTTCTTCTCATGCTGCTTTCTGTCCATCTCTTTGGCATCCTTTACATTAGCCAAGTGGTGTCTCAATTCTTTGATAGTCAAATTGGATGTGTAGATTGTCGGAAGCCGCTCCATTCGTCGCTGGAGTATAGGACCGATTACTTCATCCCTTGTCCAGATGGTTAATGTCTCAGCTCCAATATCATCAAGTATCAGTACAGATGCTGTCCGGAGAGAATCAAGTTTGCTCTCAACTGTTTCTGTTTTGGAACCAATAGCATCCTTGACTTCAAGTAGAAAATCCGGGACATAAACCATGAGAACATCTATGTCACATTTGGCAAGTTCTTGAGCAATCGCTCCAGCGATCAGGCTTTTACCTACACCCATCGGGCCGTAAAGGTACAACCCTTCTGTCGTTTGCCCTGGAACAAATGTGCTACAGAATTTAACCGCCGCCGTAATGGCGGGTAAGCGTTGCGGATCAGGTTCGATGTCATCAAAGGTCGCGTCCAAAATGTGAGCGGGTATAAAATGACTTTTGATTCTCTGACCAATCCCCTGCTGTCTCTCGTAGGCCTTTAATAAATTACATTTCCTGAGCCTAAACACCAACTCGTCCTGTTTATTAGGGTTAGGTTCTTCAACGCTCCTGTGACCCTTCTGGACGTTCTGACAGCTTATTAGACCTTGGCACGTGACGCATGCATCGCATTGAGCCAAATGCTCTGATACATCCCTGTACCGTCTTGGGCTTACCAGGTCTCCTGAGCGATCAGGATAGGCCTGTCGGAGCCGTTTGATTTCCGGATGGCTATCAATCTGCTGAATAGCTTCCTGCTGTCTTTCTGCAAACCTCGGGGGAATTAGTGCCTTGAGTTCCTCCTGAAAGCTGCCCATGTACTCACACTCCTTGCTTTGACCTTAGATTAGCAAGCAACTCTTTTAAATCATCTGCGGTCACGGTTGATGCCGTTTCAATCGGCGCATTTGGTATGGAAGTCACTAATTTAATTTCAGCTGTGTTTGATTTTTCACGTTTGGCATGCAACGAATATACAACCGTTGCACAGTAACTCAGGTTTCGTATCTGATCCCATTTGTTCTTGGGTTTAAAATTGTTAAACGCTTGGTCAATACCATCGATAACTGTTTGGAGCGGAATCCTCTCAGCTATGAACTGTTTAACCGCATCTTCATCGTTTAAGGTTATCTCCAGTCCCTTGCCTCTTCTCTGGAGATAACGAGCTGCCACTTGATTGCGATATTCCGTTTGGGAAACCTCCCGATCAGAGTCAGTATCTGCTTCGGTTTTAGGAACAGAATCCGGGTTTCCCATGTACGGTTCAAATATCGAATCGGGATCAGTCAAACAACAACCAACTTTAATACTGTCTTTAAACATGTCTTTAGACCCGCCATCCGCCTTACTCTCGCAAGGGTTTGATCCTTCTTCAACTTCCACTTTTCGTAACTCTTCATTTACACTTTTCGTAACTCCTGAGTTACACTTTTCGTAACTTTCAGGATGTTGATCGCTTTTCTGAGTTACACTTTTCGTAACTTTTTTAACGCTTAGATTTATAGAAATGAGTTCTGAAAACTTATCTTTGTCCCACTCTTTCACAAGATTAACTCGCCATTCATCATAGTTTTTATTAAGCGAATAAACTTGATTTCCGTCCCACATAATTACTTTGCATTGTTGTAGGTAGACAATTTCTTTCTTCGCGTCCTGTATACGCACTCCACATAGTTCAAAATGCTTCAGAAGGGGTATGACAGCTTCTTTCTTTTGGCATCCATAAGATAGCCTTAGAACAAGTTTGAGAATCTTCTGCTGACGTTCGGTGAACTTTCTGCTGATGATCTCATCCCATATCTCATTAGCTATGCCGATATATCCGTTACCTAACTGGGGACTTGCCACTCACCTCACCCCAAAGTCATACAGTTTGAGTTTTCCATTACTAAACATGTGCGCCGATCTTCAACAATCTTTCTCTAACCTCAGGCCAAAGGTAAGCTTGTCCACCTTCACCGTTCTGATCTTTGCAAAACCACCGGGAGACTGTCGGTTTTCCATGCGATACATAATCGCGTATGTTCTCTACCCAGCCTGATTCTGTACCAGACATATGCCTTGGTTTGGGATATAGAGGAAGAGTTTTAGGTGGATCACATTTCCGCTCGCCCATCCTCATGCCAAGAAAATATGGATTTCCTTCTGTTTCAACAAGACCAAGTCGGTTCGTTTCCTTAATGACAAACTGGAATTTTCGTGACAACCAATTGATTTCATAAAGGTATTCAAGTATAGAGTTAGCAAACTGAACTCTCCCTTCCCTGCCAGCTTGCTTCGCTTTCCGTTTCCAGTCTTTCAATTGTTCATCTGTTGGAACGAATCTTGATTTTGGATTGTTATGCCCTGATCTACGTATAAGTTTTTTGATAGAGTTTTCAGTAACAGTATCAAGGTTGAAGAGTTCAAATGCAGCTAGATTTGTATAGTGATCCTTGTTTACAATCACCCACCACATGTTATTGATGTTGTGATAGACAGTTCCGCGCATCAGTACACCTTTGCGATTACGGAAGTACTTAACTTCTCCATTGCTGATCCGCACTCCATCTTTATCAAGAGCGTTGTAATTAGGTAAATTGTCGGATCTCCAATGTCTACTCGGTTCGTTTAGCTTGTGAAACACCTTGTCATATGATGTTTCCAATTCAGGATCAGAGTCACAAGATAAACCTTCTTGCAACAGAAAATCCTCAATATGTTTTCGTTCTACCAAAAATCGCTTCTGGATCAAATAAGGCATTTTTTTAAATTTGTTGAAGTCATACCTTCCACCGTTCCTGTTCTCAACATTGATTTCTTGGTAAAACTCAATACGAGCACCTGTGTTATATTTGTCGGCTATGAAAAGGAGGTCTCCCTTGCTTCCAGCGAAGTGATCTTTTGAAAGGATTGCATAATCACGATCTATTCTCGGGTCAGAACCAACGGTAAATCCTCTGCCTCTCATCATTTCCAACATCCGCAGAAAGATGGGATGGGATATTTCTTTATCTCCCCTAACAGTGATATTCGTTTCCCGTACAGCAAAATTCTTATTTTCTTTCACGGGACATCCCCCTATTTCCATTTTTAAGTTTTCATGTTATACTGCCGTTGAATATTTTTTTAAATGATCGTGTTGGTAGCACGATTAACTTAAGGACTCATTTGATGCTGTTGTTGCGGTAGATTCTTCTGCAATAGTAGTACCAAAGAGTCCTTCTTCTTTTGGATCAGGAAATTTTTGTCCCGAGAACACTTCTTTATCGCAGTGTTTACACAAACCAATCACTGTCCCTTCAACCTTATAGCCTGATGGTTCTTTCCAGATTAGTCCTTCATATTCTGCGTTCTTATCGATTGAGCGTTCTAATTCCTCAAGATCGTTACGGAGCATCTTAATTTGTTGTTTGATGGGTTTGATGCTGCGTTCCATTGCTAATGCATCAATCGCAGTATCACATAAATCTCTAATCTGTCTTCGCAGTACTCTGGTTTGCAATAACTCATGAGCACGTATCATCATTTCTTTTTGGCAATGTTTTTTTGAATAATTGCATGTTGCAATGGCTTGTGTGACCAGATACGTGCCAAGTCATCCAGAGTCATAAATTTGTATCCCATCGGTTTCAACTCCTATCAGATCAGATGTAGTCTTCCGGACGAAATTCCTTAATGAACTCTACCGCATCATCAAAGTCGATGCGCCGGACATGACTGTATTTCGCTACCTCAAACCGATCTTTCAATTTACTCCAGACCATCCTACGATAACGACCGACCAGGTCCTTGAATTTCTCATCGGACTCTTTATACCGGTCCTTGGTTAATGCATTCGACTTCTTGCGAACAAGAGACTGGAGTTGGTAGCACTCTGCATCCGTCAGCGTTACGCTGTCCCGGACCTCCTGAACCATCATTTGGACCTCTCCAACCTTTTCTGCTACATCTTCTTGCATCTGTCTGATGCCATCCACCAAACCGCGGATCGCCATACCTTGAGCTTCAGTTAACTGCATCTGTCTTTCTACAACAGACAAGAAGTCAGGCTGATTAGAATTCATCAATGTTGTCATTTGGATTTACCACCTTTCTTGAATTAAGTGCCGGACGCATCTGATCAATAAAGGATTGAAGCATATCAAGACCTTCTGACAACCGTTTCTTCTCACTTGTGCTTGCGCCAGATACTGCACCGAGCATGAACGATGTAATTCCAACCTTCTGGAGAAACTGCTTCACATGGATGCTAATTTGTATAGTATTGCTATCAGCTTCAAAGCGAAGTTTCTTCATTTGAGTTGTCGCCTGTTGTTCATCGAAGTCATCTGGCTGCTGAAGCTTCATAGTCTCCAATTCTTCTTTCGTCCGCTGATAACCGGCTTTAAGTTCTTCTACCTTCAGACGCTCAGCTTCCACATCGTCCTGAAGCTTGTCCTTCCAGTATTGATCACGCTCTTTTATCTTCTTAGCAGCTTCCTGAGCTTTCTGCGCCAGGATAACTTCCGTCTCCTCGTCTCGGCGCTCAACCGCCGCCGCTACTGCCTCGTCCACCTGATCGGCTGGAATCGCATCCTTGTACCGCCGTTGAAGTTCTTCCTTTTCTTGCTCGGCTTGGTTAGCCCGAGTCTCGGCCACTCGCACAGCAGCTTCAAGCCGTTCTTTCGTCTCCACATAGGCTTTGTGTGTAGAAATTATCCCTTCATCAAGTTGCTGGATGATTTCTGGTGTCGCGTTTTCCATGATGTACTTGGCTTTGTCGTAGGTTCTGCCTGATCCAAATCCTGCTTGATCAGCTACAATGTCACGGACCTGTCCGGCAGGCTGCTCAGGAACATTTTCCTTGCCTGCGGCCATTCGTTCTTTAGCTTTGATCCGTTCCACATCTTCCAGACGTTTAGCCCATTCAACTCGCTCCGAGAAAGTGAATTCTTTTCGGTGCTCGTTTTCTGAAATCTCCAGCCGGAGTTGATGTTCGAAGTCGCTGATTTCCATAACCCGAACTACAACCTCTTTACGTCCCAGGACCTGATGAGCACGCAAGCGGCGTTCTCCTGCGATTAACTGATAATCAGGTGTTACAAGGATAGGATTAATGAGACCATTCTGATCAATGTCTTGCGCCAGTTCTTCGATACCGCCGAAGTCCTTACGAATTCGGTCACTGACTTTGATTTTGTTTATGTCAATTAACACCCTGATTCTCCTTCCAGAACGTTTAAAATAGAATCTTCATATTGCTGGCTGTTCTGTTAACCACTCTTCCAAAAATTCGCGTGTTTCTCTTACTGGAAAGTACCATTTACTTCCGACTTTCCTTTTAGGAAACCTTGGATCAAAGAAGAATTGATCCTGTATGAAATTCCAACTCATGCAAGTCCTGCGCTTCAATTCGGAGGCATCCCAGAAAATATACTCCGCATCGGCTTCTTTTAAAATCTCTGCTACTTTCTCTTTCAGGAGTTTTTTTATTTCTTTTTCATCAACGCTGATCGATAGCATAAAAATCTCCTTTCCCATTAGATTGATAATTTAATTATCAATTAGGTCAAAAAAATATATTCAACATTATTGACGATATTTATATTATCGTTTATATTAACAGTAGATAATTTAATTATCGCTTTTTGCATGACTAAGAAGCCTTTCAAAATAATCAGGAAACAGTTTTTCTGCTGGATGACCGAAATATTTTGATAATTTGAACATGAGATCTCTGCCAGGAGTGAATGTTCCATTCTCAATCATTCGAACATAAACCGTTGAGATTTTATTATCTTGAGCCACTTTTGCTTGTGTGCCTTTATGTTTCCTACAGTCTGAGAAAAATTGTCGCTTTTGTGTTTCCACTAAACTGTTCACCTCCTTGCCTCTGATTATATTTGATAATTATATTATCGTCAATATTATTTTGATAATTTTATTATCTTTCTTATTAAAAAGGAGAAATTGTACAAAATGAAACTAGGTCAGAGGTTAACTGAATTACGCGAAAAAAAAGGATTAACTCAAGATCAAATGGCAGAAAGACTCGGTATCAAACGTCCTAGATACAATTCATGGGAGAATAGTATCGCAAAACCTGACATTGAGTTTATTGATAAATTGGCCGAACTGCATCAAGTTTCAGTAGATTTTCTGCTAGGTAGAGATTCAACAGCCCTTCCCGAATGGGCAACTCCCAAAGATAAAAGAGATTTCAAAACAATGTTAGAGGAAGATGGAGATGTAATGTTTGACGGGGTACCTATCTCAGGTGAGGATAAAGAAAAAATCAAGCGAGTTATGGAAGCAATGTTTTGGGACGCTAAAAAAGATAACAAGAAAACCTACGGTCGTAAAAAGAAAGAGGAATAGCCTATGGACGATATCGTTCAAGGACTCATTAAACGCTTCAAGACAAACGATCCCTTTATAATCGCAGAAAGACTTAACATTAAGGTTTGGTACAGTGATCTTGGGAAGAATACACGTGGCATGTACTATCGTAAACTAAGGCGGCGCTTTATCGTAATTAACTCTGATCTAAGTGAGCCTTGGATGAGATTTGTTTGTGCCCACGAACTCGCCCATGATCGTCTCCACCCCGGCATAAGCAGATTCTTCTTAGATGAACACTCATTCTTTAATGCAGGAAAATACGAAAGACAGGCAAATCAGTTTGCAATTAAGTTACTGACAGCAACAATTGAACCAGAACTTGAGGAAACGAAGGAACAGTTACTAAGACGCTGCTCTATTCCACCTGAACTACATAGCTTTATGTAATCTTGCGCTTCCACCGTTGCAAGACGGTTTAACATATACAAAAACAGAACATACGTTCTTTATGGGAGGTTTTTATTTGGCTAGTTATAAAAAACATGGGACTGGATGGGAGTATCGACTAAGGTACAAGGACCCTTTCACACAGAAATTTCGTGAGAAGGCACAAAGAGGATTCGATTCAAAAAAAGAAGCGCAGTTGGCAGTTAGAGAATTTGAAAGAAAGCTTGCTGCTGGCTATGAACAATCTGATTTATCGCTTCAAGATTATCTAGATTTTTGGATCAATGAATATAAGAAGGGAAGTGTTCGTAAGAATACATTATTACTTCATCAGAACAACATTAAAAATCATATTATCCCTTTTTTTAAAAACATGCTTATACGAGATGTGAAGCCAATTATGTACCAAAATTTTATAAACTATATTAGTGAGAAAGGATATAGCCGACGTACGGTTGAATTGATTCATTCCACAATGCATAATGCCTTACAAAAAGCTGTTATAATCGGAAAATTAGAAAAAAATCCATGTCTAGGTGTCGAAATAAAAATTAAGCGCAAAAAGAAGGAAGTCCACTTTATTGATTCAGATGATATACCATTGTTTATGCAAAACTCTCGTCAGTATGGTTATGTATACTGGATATTTTTTCGAGTGTTAATTGAAACTGGTATGCGAAAAGGCGAAGCAGCTGCTCTAAAATGGATCGATATTGATTTGGATAATCATTTCATTACAATTGATGAAACTCTAGATTTTACAGCAAAAAACAAAGAAGAATTATTCGGTGACACTAAGACAGATAAATCAGAAAGAAAAATAAAAATTACTACAAATCTAGTAAATGACATTAAATTTCACAGAGAGTGGCAGGAGCATAACAAAGGGATACTTGGGGATAGATACCACCATGACCTTGATCTGGTTCTATGTAGGGAAAATGGAAACTTCATGCCTAAATCATCATTGTTCAATGCCTTCTCCCGTATCTTACAACGTTGTGATCTCCCATCCCTCCCCATTCACTCTCTCCGACATACCTGCGCGGTTCTTTTACTTGAGTCCGGGGCAGATATGAAATTCGTTCAAGAACAATTAGGTCACGGAAGCATTCAGATCACATCAGATGTATATGCCCACATCTCAGGCAAGATCCAGAAAAGCAATATAGATAGATTTGAGAAATTCACTGAAGAAATTTTCGAATAGAAAAATATTTTGTGGGCATTTTGTGGGCACTTTGATTTTTCTTTAAATATATAGGTACTTGCCCACAAAAAGAAAAACCCCTCAGCGCTAGAGCGCCAAGGGATTGAGCTATTAGTACAAAGTAATATATTGATCGCGTTCCCATTGGTGGACTTGTGTTCTATACAAAGCCAGTATCATTTTCTACTTATTTTTAAATACTTTTATATAGTATTCACTACGGTTTTCATAAAAATCATAAACTATATATTCTTTTAATTATTCCTATTTCTTCAGAATGCGCGGTCAAAATGCGGTCAATAAATAGCTTAGGAAACTTTGATCCAAAGCATTTTATTGGCCTCAATCCGCTAAGGTTATGTTCTTAATAAAATTGAGAATTTTCACTAAGTTTTTATTGGATATTTTCTTCCCATCATACTCCCACTCTTTCTCCAACATGTTCCCTACTTTCAACTCTTCTACGGTTCCTCCTTCAAGAATAAATTTGAATTTGTCAGTATCTTTTATTTGGAAAAAATCTCTCTCCGGACTTTGCATAATTATCTCTCCCACGATGTATGTGATGTGCTGTCATAGTATAGGGTTTACCTGATATTACCACCATGTTATAATGTCTCTCGAAACTAAATAGTCTTACCCCGTATAAGGAGAATAAGAAGTGAGTAAAATCTCCCGGGGCAGATGTCTGCTTAAAGTTAGGATTAAGGAGGCTCGTACGACTCAAGCACAGTTATCTCGGAGAACCAGGTATACGCCACAACGTATCTCTAACTGGGCCAATAATCGTGAGCCAATGCCTTACGAAGCCGCTGTTCTTATATCGAAAATCCTCGACTGCCACGCTGAGGATTTGTATATCTGGCATATCGAACCCTAACGCCTATAAGCAGGCGTCCCCCCGGGAAAAAGTATCGACGGGTAGATACTTTTTATAGTAAAAATCATCTAACAACTTCTTTCAACCCCTCCCCTCTACTTCCAAATAAAGCATAGCACATGAAAATAGTGGAATATGTCGAAGAGTGTCGTCTAGCCCCTGATGCTTTCAGTATTTCGTACCTAGTATCGAAATTTATTGACACTTTTGTTAATTCATGGTACAAAAAAACCCGATTCTCGAAGAACTCGGGTTCATTTCAGCTTGTCTTTAACAAAATCCAAGTGGATCTTGTTCTTCGCTATTTCTCGTTGAAGTCCACCGTAAAAGTGAGCCATTAGGCCGAACCTCGTTTCCTCTATCTTCTCTACTTGATCCATGTTAACTAGTAAACCACTATCTAATTGCACCAGATTCGGATAAAGCTTTTTAGATGCTTCAAACGTGCGAATATCACTGAAGGATAATTGCTTCGTATGATAGTGAGGGACAAGGTAGTTCTTTTTAGGAGAGAACATATCTATGTAACAAAGTTCCGCTAAACTATAGAAATCATACTCTCCAATTTCTTTGCCATCAACCGTTCTTGATCCAGCCACATGATGCTTTAATTCATCCATAATTCACTCTACTTTTGCTTCTTCTTTTTAAGCGCCTCCGGAACTGGTTGTGATCCGATGAACACTTTCTTGCTATCTACTTTATCGGCTGCATCTTGCTCGATTTTAAGAGATAACATTTTGGCAATTTTTTCATTCATGTACGTTTTCACCTCCTTTTATCTTGGCCGCCCATACCAACAATAATTGCGCCATAAGCACAAGTGTAATTTCTGAAGAAAGAATGTTCACGTTAGCCAGGCTGATGATCACTATCAACCAACGTGACTGTTCTCTTCTAAGTCCCATGTAAAAAAAGGAAACTAGCACGCTTAATATTACCACACTAAATGTGCTCATGGGAATTACAGGTGCTATTATGAATAATGACACAGTAACTATTGTACACAGAGTCAACTTAAGGTGTAATCCACCAGTAATTTTTCTGGCAAATGCAAAGGTGCACATGGCAACAATCGACCCAATTAATTGACCTATTAACAATGAAAAAACTATTGTCAATATAACAATAGAATAAAGATTTAGTTGCCGTCCCACCTCATAAGCTATTACTTCCTCATTGGCCGGCGGATATGCACGTTTAACTGACATTGCAAACTTACGTGATACCAATTCAATCAATTTGGAGATCCCTCCGGTTTGAAAAGTAATATGATATACCGAAGCTCAGCAAGGCTGCTGGAACCAACAACACAATCATGTAATTCAGCAATAACACCATAGCGAATGAAATGAAGATTAGAACACCGATAGTTGTAATCAAAAGACCCTTGTTCTTAGAGTAGTCCAATTCAATATTGAAATCGTGCGGTGGTAGAGGTACAAATGAGAATCCCCAACGGAACAGCGTCATTATCGACGAGACAATGTACGCAATACATATCGCTGTAATTTGAAGCAATTGAACTTTGTATCCATGCGTCTCAACTATAACGGCCTGCGCATTGCCACCGATAGCCATGTAACCCATAGCTAACGCTAATTGAATAGCAACATACGCGCTCATACCTGCGCTAGACATGAGAGCCGCGTAAAATAGTTTGATCTCCAGTACATAACGCATAAATAGTATAACTAGGAGCATTAACACAGCAGTATCTATCATAGGTATTCCAATTACAATCCTTATGAAATATGATGCTACTGCGGCCAGAACAGAAAAGATGATTTTTTCCCAAAATCTATCCCTTACTGGCAAACGATAAAGCCTCAACATCAGTGCCAGGACAGCAAATACATCAAATGCACCTATCAAGATATAAGCAATTACCCCCACTTGGCACCATCCTAATTAAAATAACTTTTAAAGTTATTATAAAGGACAACGTGGCAATTCCATAGCCAAATTCATACAAATGCTATACAGATGCAGATATAATTTTCGCAAGCTGAATCCATCTATATTCTTCTTCTAACATCAACTTAACTCTATGATGAGACGTATTTAGTCCAACAACTATCCCGGAAACATCCTCATCATCGAATGGGCTGAATAACACCAGATCAACTGTGCGGCTACTACTATAGGACTCCACTAAAACTTCACTGATCTGTTGTATCTCTTGATCGTCCAGATCTGGCCTGCCGCGTCTCTTCTGTTGTTCACACTGAACCAACCATGCTTCTCTGTGTTCAGGCAATATCATTCTGGAGGACTCAAACAATCCGTTTCCTTCCAACTTGATGCTCATGGTAACCCCTCCTTAGTAATCAGTCCAATAACGTAAACCGTTTGACCGTTCTGGCGCTTTAGGTATTTGTGGCTTTTCACCTTCACGTTCCCAGCCTTCCAGGATGACGATATTAGCCGTGTTCAACTTATCATCCCACTGTATGTACCTCTCGGATACGAGCACATCCAGAGCTGCCATAACATCAGGCTTTTCCTTACCTGTTTTAACCGTTAGCTCATGCAGGGTAGGGAATACACGCCGTACACCTTTGTAGTTATATAAGATCCGAAGGACCTTCCTTTGATAATCCGTTAACATGTAAATCACCTCTTCAATATTATATGCGAACATACGTTCTTTTATCAACAACAAAAATACCCAGTCATTTGGACTAGGTACATTTATAGTAGCACTCATGGGAGAGAGTAATAATATCTTACACCATTTTATGTAATTTATTCTTCTTCCATATATGTTTAGTTCCCCTAGTGTTACTCCCAAGCGCTTGCATAGATTAAGCTGCAGAAGTAGTAGCTATTTTAAAGCTGTTTATTTTGGCCATGTGTCATTAGCCACAGTACTCGTATATTGCCCCCGACATCCCACTAGTGAAACTGGTTCCTCCGCCATAAGAATACATTTTTCATTTTTTATAGAAAAATTTGACATATATATAATGTAAATATATACTATTAAATAGAAATATATTCTAAATTAGAAGGGTGATACAAATGAAGAAAAAGCTTATGATTGGTCTTTTAACCGTCGTTACATGCTTTACTCTTGGCTCTACATCTTTTGCAGCTAGTGATATGACCAAAACTTCAAACAATACCACAACGGAAAATGTGAAAGTAGCCCCTTATGCTTCGAAGGATATTTATAGAGGAATATTCTACTCTAAACAGGATTACCCTGATGGTAACGACATACCAAATAGAATTTATTATTCTGAAGGATTCTTATCTGGTTGGTTAACGCTAGTTGAGGCCAGAAGCGCTTCATTTAATTCTTGGATTGCCTATTATGAAGGAACCATTAATTAGTTGTAACAATGAATTCTGGTTTGGAAAAAGAATATGATCTTCCAATGGATGATGTAAATGCATTCTTGAATGTTCGAGATACTCGCATCGGCCCATCAAAATTTGCAATTAAAAAATACAGCAACAACAAAGGTCCATTCAGCAAGCGTAAAGATTACGTAATCTTTGATAAAATTTTAACGTTTGAAGTAAGTGAATATACGACCAAATAAAAAATAGAGCAGCGAGGTTATCCCTCCTGCTCTTTTGGTTGTTTAGGCTTGCAGGTACTAATTACAGGAAATAACGGATCTTAAGTGTGGCTCCATCACCTTTTAGTGGTGCTTCTATGATGATATCACCTGTCTTCATCATTTCTCTCATAGCATGACAACATGAAGGCATACGGTGTTTAAAACCAAGTTGTTTATGTATATCTCCTGAAATAACATCCAGGTATTCGTTACCAGCTACTTTTGCTTCACTAAACCTCTTCCTCAATTCCTCATCAATAATGCTCTTAAGATTAACCATTTACCTACCTCTCTCCGCTCTAAATTCAAACTTGTCTCTAAAGTATCGATTTCCAGCGATTTTTACGGACACATCACTGTACGCTTCCAATACTCCACCATAGTCCATAATACGTTCTCGGTCAGGTAAGACAAACCAGACTGATACACGTGTCTGGGATAATGCTGCCACTAGGAATTCTGTGTCTGTTTGCAATACTCTATATGTATTCAATTTTTCACACCCATACAATTTAATAGAAAAATATACCTAGTTCTGATAGACTAATTGAGTCAAATAGATCTAGATTTATTACATAGTTTTTGGAGGAGTAAATGGCTAACTTAAGTGATATTTTCGGAAATGCACTCGGTTTTATAATGCTTTTTGTGATGTTTTTTTTATCTTTTATGTGTTTTAAAGCAATGATTATTAATATCAAAGAAAAATTTAAACCAACTAGTAAATTAATGAGATGTGAATCGTGTAGACGACAAATATCTACAACCGCTTATGTATGCCCACATTGCGGTCAACATTATGGAAATTCAAGCGCTTTTAATTCTATAATTTTTTGTTTCTTTATGGGCATTTTTCTTTTACTTGGTGGACTATATTGTCTAAGCCTTTTTTTTGAACAATATGGATATGATCTAATTCAAAAATTGTTTTACTAAGGCAGTATGTATAAGGCTCCAATTTTCTGTTCTAAACTCATATTGCGTTTGGAATAACCCACCTCCCTAATTGATACATATTACATTCATCGGTCTATCCAAATAGGCTAAAAATTACATACTAATAAATGCTTCTAAAGCTAATCAGATCAAAAGGATTCACAGATCAAATTCTAATCTGTTTATGTTGTTAATTATTACTATATCAGGAGAAAGAAGAATGAAAAAGATATTCTATAAAAAAATAGGCTAATCAGTATGAAGAAACTCTTTTAAACAATACAAATAATCCTTATAAACTAAAAACGAGGTGATTATGTTGGTTAAGATTGTACGCTCTAAACAGATGGAAGATTATTTAAATAACTTAGCAAGTGAAATCGAAAGCCACTATAACATACCAGACCTCAAGGGTTCTGTAGCTCAGATTAAATGGGCACGAGACATCAGGATCAAATTTTTAAATCAAGCCCACGACAAAGATAAAAATTTAGAGACTTTGTTGCCACTCCAAAATAAGACTTCTGCATCATGGTGGATTAATAACAAAGATTTAACTTTAGAAAAGATCATTGAAAAATCATTACAGCATTAAAATCACAGTTCCACAACTTACCGCCTCTATCCTTTATGGCAAACCGCTATAATTAGATTGAGGTGTTTTTATGTTTATTAGTCCAATGTTACTTGAGACAGCACCGGGTCCCTTCTCGCATTCAGATTACATTTTCGAACCGAAGGTCGATGGACACCGGTTGATATATTCACAAAAGTCAGGAGATATCCGATTATATACACGTCACAACAACGATTGTACTCGTCAGTACCCGGAATTACAGTTGCCGTTTGGCTCCGACATCATTTTGGATGGCGAAGTAGCATGCGCCGATCCGACAACTGGATTGAACGATTTCGAAGCAGTCATGAGCCGCTTCAGTACAAAACAGGATAGTAAGATACAACAACTCACTCGGATGCTTCCGGCCACGTTTGCCATATTTGATATCCTGCAGTACAAAGGTCAGGACTTGCGTAAACTACCTCTCATGGAGCGTAAAGCTATTCAACATAGCATTACTCTGCCCTCTCCCTCCTTTGGCATCGTACCGCACATAGAAGGCGCTGGAGAAGATTTGTACGCTCAGATAGAGACTATGGGTATGGAAGGTATAGTTGGCAAGCGCAAAGATAGCCAGTATGTCAGCAGACGGTCAAAGGATTGGCTGAAGGTTATTAACTGGTCCTATGCTGATGTGTTTATCACAGGATACAAGAAAACTGAGTTTGGATGGTTTGTAGCTGTGCCAGATACAACTGGCAGAATGCGCCCAGTGGGAATTATTGAGCATGGCCCCAGTACAAAACATAAGCAAGCATTCCGTGGAGTTTGCCAGCAGCTGATAACAGGTGAAGACAAGAACAACGTTTACCTTGAACCTCGAATTCAGGCCAGAGTTAAAATGCGCAACTGGACCAAATCAGGCTTGCTGCGTATCCCTGTGTTTGATCGATTTATTGTCTGAGATAATGCAAAAAAGGCTCCGCATTGAGTTGCGGAGCCTTTTGTATTGACTGCTTAGTATTCGCTTACTTCAAACGTCAGGACTCGATCAAACAGGATGTAGTCTTTACGGCTCTTGAACGGACCTTTGTTATTGTCATGCTTATCAATCGCGTATGATGCTTTTCCGCTTCCTGCTTGTTTTGTTTCATACCAATCAATGAAACTATTTACTTCTTTCATGCTCAAGTCAAACTCTTTCTCAAGACCGGTAGTCATAGTCACGACAAGGATTGCACGATCACCTGCAGGCTGTTCCGGTGTTGGTGTCTCGGTGTTATCATTATTTATAGTTAATGCTACTTCATTCGAAATAACTGTTTCTACTCCATGGAAAATAGCTACGATTTGGAAGTAGTAAGTTTTACCGAATTCCAAATTTGGCACTTTATAAGTTGAGCTATCTTTCCCTTCTACTGTAATCGAATCTGTGTATTTTCCTGACTCAGTGCCATATTGAAGTTTATATCCTGTAGCATCGTTAATTGTATTCCAATTTAAGGTAGCAGTAGTTCCTGTGATAGAACCATTTAGTTTGATATATTCAAAACTGCCTAATGTAATTTCATCGATTGCCAACCAAGAAGAACCACCGTCCCCCTCAATCTTTATGCCCTCATATACTCCTTGCGTAACTTTAACCGGTGGAGGTGTATTAAATCTTTCTGAAAGTGCTTGGGTTTCTTTAGCGCTGATAGCAGTCCAGGTGCCATCTTTTAATCCATAGATTTGATATGTAACGGACCTTATCGGTTCTGCTGCAGTGCTAATATGAACAAAGTTAAATTCAATTGCTTCGGGAAATTTTAGTTCAATGGTACCTCTATATGTACCTGCATTCCATTCGTTTTTCAGCTTACCATCAATCACATTTTTCGCAATGTATGTTGAATACTCGCTACTTGCCTTTACTTCAGTTCCATTGGGTGGAGAAAATCCAAGCATTCCATCTACCTTATTACTTAATGGAGATGCCGCTCCTGTTGTTGATTGAGAAAACAACAGAATTATAAGCAGAACAGTCAAAAATGCCAAACAATTTTTTTTCATCGTTAATCTCCTTATTCTTTATTATAGAACTAACTATAACGACCTAAAGGATTAACGTCTAAACATAAACTTGCTGATCTATAAATATCATCTAATTTATTGCATTTTTATTTTATATTGGATGATCATCTCCACAAATTACCCGTTTCTATTCTCAAAAATTTGAGTAAAATTACATAGTATAGAGTCTCAAAGGAGGCATTATCATGTGCGGAAGATTTACAATAACTGATCCCATAGACGCAATATTGGACAGGTACTATGCATTTATAGCTGATGGATTTGAATACAAACCTAATTACAATGCAGCACCTATGCAGTTCATTCCGACGATCATCGGCAGCAAGGATGGAAATCGATTGGGTTCGCTCCGCTGGGGCCTCGTTCCTTCATGGGCCAAGGATGACAAGATTGGTAACAAGATGATTAATGCACGAGCTGAGACGATCGCTGAAAAGCCAGCTTTTAAACGTTTGATCAGTTCCAAGCGGTGCATCATACCGACGAACGGGTTCTATGAGTGGCGAAAAGATGGATCAGTAAAGCAACCTATGCGCATCCTGATGAAAGATGACCGCTTATTCTCACTTGCTGGCCTATACGACACCTGGACAGATCCGGACGGAAACAAGTTGAGTACATGCACCATTATTACAACGGAACCAAATAGTCTTATGGAGGATATTCATAATCGTATGCCGGTCATCTTGCGATCTCAGGATGAGGCTGAATGGCTAGGAAGAGATAATGATGATGTTCAGTCCTTACTCAGATTGCTAAATCCATACAAGGCTTCTGAGATGAGAGCTTATAAGGTTCCTAAAGAAGTTGGAAATGTGAGAAATAACTCTGATGAGCTTTTAAAGGAAGTAAATTAGGAATAGAATTAAAGAGTGATGACACTGTGGGTCGTCACTCTTTTTTGTCGTTTACAACTCAGAATTATATGGAAATAACCACTTAGGTCTGATAGACTATTCTGGATTGATTACATAGTTGGAGGAATATATGGAAGAGAAAATAGCTTTTATTATTGGAATAATTATGTTTTCAAGCTTTATTCTTTTGTTTTTCGGTTTAGCTGCTGGTTTGTTTCTTGCTACGTTCCGAAATATAAGGGCTGCCATTAGAGGTAAATTATCAAGTATGGAACCTTGCAGATCTTGCGGAAATTCGGTATCTAAAACTGCCGTTATATGTCCTTATTGTGGAGATAATTTTGGACAAATAAATGTAGTCGCCAACTCTATAATAGGCAGCTTTATATCAGGAGTTGTTTCTGTGGCTGGTGGTCTATTACTTATATTGGGTTTCATGGAGTTTTTAAGAGATTGGTAACAAAGGAGCCACTATATGGCTCCTATTTTTGTACCCTAAACTCAAACGTATTACGAAAGTATCTCTTCCCCATGATCTTAATGGATATTGCGGTATAAGACTCCACCGGACCGCCATAGTCAATGATGTGCTCTCGATTGTCTAAAACATGCCAGACGGATACCCGAACCGTGTTAAGGCTGCCGCGAGGTAATCCATATCTGTTTGTAGTACTCGATATGTATTCATTCTCCCACATCCATACATTTTTATAGAAAATTATACCTAGGTCTGATAGACTATGTTTTGTTGTTAATTATTACTATATCAGGAGGAAGAAGATTGAAAAAGCCTATTCAGAAAAAATGGTGGTTTTGGCTTATTGTTGTGATTATAGTGGGAGGTATCTTCGGCAACAAAGATGAGGAGAAAACTGAGAAAGAGGCAGTTGCAGCAACCGAAGTTTCCGCTCCGGCTGAAACCAAGTCAGAAACTGTTGTTGCTGAAAAATCTGCTACTAAGTCCGAGGAAGTTAAGGTAGCAAAAGAGAATGTAAAGAAGCAAGAGGATAAGAATTTAGAAATACCAGGAACTCTGGGAATGACTCCGGAAGAATTTCGTAAATCTTTCAATAAACGCGCAGATGAGCTTAATAACTCCAAACTGAAAATTGGCAAGAAATTAAACATCGAAACTGGACCAGCTCAAGATGTATTCCAGTATATGACCACAGATTACATAGGTATAGCCGGCTCAGTAAACAAAGCAGACGGATCATTACGTGATGTAATGATGATAGGCCAAGGTAATGGCACTCTTTCATCTGGAACAGATCTTGTTTTAACTATCGGTTTGGTAATACTCGCAACCAATCCAGACTTACCATCAAAAGCTGTTGGTAATGTTCTTGATGACCTGGGTATTCTTAATGAAGGTGTGGATTGGACAACAATTAATGAATCATCAGAACTAAATGGAATTCGTTATAGAATAACTGGATCTGATGCTATTGGAATAATGTTCAGTGCTAGTGACGCAAAAGAGAAATAAATTTTAAAGGAGATCATCATGAAAAGAATACTAGCTCTTCTCTGTTCCATTGCAATGGTTGGATTCATTTTTAATCCATCTTACGTTGATGCTGCTACAGTAAATCCAAAGACATTGTTAGAGAAGAAATTCCCTAGGGAGCGTGTAACAGTCAGTAAATCAGTAGACTTAAACGGAGACAATAAGAAAGAACACTTGTTGATCACTGACTCAGGCAACTTTTATCTCATTAACTCTAAAGGTGTTATCGTACTCATAGATACAAATTACTATAGCGATGAAGAACCAACAATTCATATCCTCAATATTTCGACTAAAGAAAAGCATGTAGCTGTTACTCTGGACTATTTACCATCAAATACTGAACTGCTCGTTTACAAGTATCAGAATGGTACTCTTAAAAAGAAGTTGTCTGTTATGGGTGATGTTGGGATAAATATTTCGAAAACCGGAGAAATAATGCAACTGTGGAAGAGCCACTACCCAGAAGGTGGATGGGAGATCGCTGTTGCACACTACAAATGGAATAGCAAGAAGGATAAATATGTAGGTTCAGGTGAATTACCTCGCTAGACTGGGCTATTGTCGTTTAGTTAGATTACCACTAGAGTAACAATATTATTATGAGTCGTCTCTTTTAAACAAAATACTAATCTATGAATTGGAGTTCAAGTTATGAAAAAAGCTATAACACTAGTAATACTACTTATATTAGCACTACCGGTACAAGCATTCGCTTTTAATATGTCTAAAGCAGACGTGGAAAAGTCCTATTTCGAAGACTACAATTCACGAGTGAGAGAAGTCAAAGCAGCTCTTAAAAAACTTACACCTGCGGCATGCACCAATGTAAAGATAGCGTCAGAAAACTATAAAGCTTCTATAAACAAATATAAAGCAATGGTGAAAGTTAAGGCTTCGAAAGAAGTGATCGCAAAAGCAAAAGTACAAAAAGATTCAGACAAGAATATACTTTCAGTAGCGAAAAAAGAATGCTCTCTGAACATTAAGGAGCTTAAAAAAGTTACAAATGCTCAACTCAAAGAGCTGAACACGTACAAAATCCAGCTCATACAACAAATTATTGATCACTACAACGGTAAAGACAAACTGAAAGATGACGTTTTCAGGAATCAGGTTTACAGTGGACTTAATTATATAGACGAAAGTTTCACCGACATATTAGACTCACTAAATATATTTTAAAAAACAAAGGAGACAGATAAGTATCTGTCTCCTTTGTTTTTTAAATCATCTACCTGACAAGAGAAACATTTTTAACACGCTAAGCTAAATTGATTTTGTCTCTAATAAGTGAATGTTGTAAACTTATCGTTTCCAACCTTTCTAATTCCAAATCCCAAAGTCCTTGATGTACAAGATAGTCTTTGACTTCAAAGTAATTGTCATCTGTTAACAAAGCATATGAACAGATAGTACTATATTCAGAATCAGGCTGGCAGGAAAAAAGCAGGTTTCTAAGTTTACCTATCAACTCATTTTCATCTTCTATTTTCGTATCCATATTTATTTTATCTTTAACTTTAACTAAAGACTCTATTGCAGCTGCTATAGCGTCTCCAATCTTAAACCTTGGTAACACAAGACGATCAGAATCATTAAGTTGAAGGACTTTTATTGTCCTTTTTCCTATATCATTTAATCCTCTGTATCGATAGTCCTTTATAAACAGGTGATCCTTAGGCTCATCAACAGTAGGATTAATAATTGGATTTATCTTAGTATCATGATCTCTTTTTAAACCGTTGCATCTTTTACAAATCGGTAGTAAATTTGTCCACGAAAGAACCTCTTCTGGATACAGAGACTTCGGGTGGAAATGTTCAACCTCAATATATTTACTCTCTTCGCCTAGCTTGCATTCACAAAAAATGCACTTACTATTAGACATATCTAATAGAGCACTTTTAATGTATTCAAGATTCCACACATTTCTTTTGGTATTTATATACTCTTGAGTTAACCGCTTAACTTTTTCTGAGTCAAATTGATGTGGTGGCGATGTTCTTATTATTTTTATCATCCCTAATCACCCAAAGATCCTAATTGAATTTCGAGTATTTTCCTCATCGGACTTCTTGGATGAAGCATTTTGGTTAAAATTTCAAATGATTTAACCGCATTTTCATGATTTTCATCTTCTAATGCATTCTCAAAATCTTTTCTGATATTGATATATTCATTAGATCTTGTTTCTTTAAGGCCCATTACATCTTCCAATATTTCTTCTACAGTCCAACCTTTAAAACCATACTCTGAGTTTATTGTTTCAAGCCTAATAACTTCATTGTTTTCATCTAGACCAAGAGGAATTAATTCCTCGTTTTCTGCTGCTTGTATCATATGAGGACTGTGAGTAGTGACAATTATCTGAGCACTTGAAAAGATAGTCCTTAAAGATTCAATTAGTGTTGCTTGCCAATACGGATGGATGTGTGCATCTGCCTCGTCTATTAATATAATACCATTAAATTCAGTGACTTTTACTTTAGGGTTGAAATTGAACTCAATCTCTTTTATTATGCCAAGCAATATAAAGAACAGAGACTTGTATCCTGACGAAAGGTATTCAAAAAAAATTTCTCCTCTTGATGTTTTAACCATAATATCAAGCGTAGTGTGATCTATAAACGAGAACTCTACAGATTTGTCAAGAATTGAGAAGGTTTGCTTCGCCATGCTAAGATTGAAAATCTCCGCCTCACTAAACCTTCCTTGTGGCTCGAAGAGAATCCTGTTGGCCAACCAAGTTTTTATAGTTTGAGGATTAACTCCGTTAATCATGTAATGTTTGTGATTTGGTTCGTCTCTTACCTCATCTGGTGTGATTCCACTTAGGGACTGATGCTCAAGTACTCTGTGTTCTTTTATGTATATTACTTTTAAAGCTTCACCTACAACATCCAACTTTTCTCTTTGGTTATCATTGGGCAGAAAGGCTAGTGTATCAAAAAAACCTTGTTTACCATCAACTTTCACCCATGCAGATCCTTTGTCAGCTCTTACATTGCGCTTCAGCTTTGTACTTGTAGCAAAACTAAATGCCTGCGCTATAACTTCAAGTATAGTGCTTTTACCTACTCCATTCATGCCGCAAATGATATTTATGTGGCTGTTCATATCTATACTCAAGTCTTTGATTCCGTTAATATTCTTAATCTTAATTGATTCAACCTTCATAAATCTGTCATCCCCTTTCAATTAAAATTATATCACAACAAATCCATCACATACGAAGCCTAAATTTCTCAAGTAACATTTTTTTAGTTACAAGTTCACAATCTTTGAACCAATCCTTAGTGTTTTTCATTTGTACACTACCTATAAGAGCATTTTCTCCCTTTGAATCCACTGCATATAATACACTTTCCTCATTGTTCAACTTGTTTACAATAATTATATTAGGCACCCCATAAGGAACTAGAAATTTTTCAAATTCATTCATGTTAATCACCTCCAGTTAATATGTACTAATGAGAACATAAAGATATGACGACTCTTTCCCAGAATCGTCATATGTTACATTTCAGTATAAAAACACAGATTTCCAAAAGGTGTCGGTGACTTTTCTATTTTTATTGCTAAATAAGCTAAGATGCTTTAAACCCTTAAACTTTGGTCTTCTCTTTCCTATATGAAATGACTAAATGACGCCAGAGGTCATAACTCCCCGTTTTGTCAGACATGGAATCTTTGTAATATTCATAAGCTGACTCTGCCCATTTAGGACATTCCATGTTCTCCTTAGCCTTCTGAGCCGCGATCCACTTGGCCTGAGATTCAACTGTAGCCTTTAGTTCCTCTATTTGTTTCTTTTCTTCTGATGTCATTGGATCTCCATCCCCTTCCTTAATACGCTTGAGTTCAGCTTTGATAGCTGGAATGAATCCTCTCTCAGCAGCAGATCGTGTATTCCCGTCACCGAAGAATTTGGTTCCTGGACATGTCTTGCTAGACTTACCTTTCTCATAATCACCTAACCATGCACCAGAATCCGTATACCAGGCGTGATACACAATATGGGATGTATCAATAGGTACGTTTAGTTTGAGTGCGAGACAAGCGTATAGGTGGACTACAGTTTGTTTCTGAATTGCTGTCATCGTGTCTCCACCATGATCAAAGTTTCCGATAATCTCTATACACAAAGCGCCTGTGTTCACTCCCTTGATTCCAGCAGGTGTTTTATTGAGATCCCGATCTAAACTGATAGCGATACGTCCATCCTCAAGTACAGTTATGTTCTGCCCTGTACCGGACCATCCCTGAGATAAATGGAAAGCCCTCATTCCCTCAAGACATTTCCATACATCCTGTTTCGCTAATCCATTGACCACCTGACGAGTAGTGTAGTTGGGTGCAGCAGTATGATGGACCTGGAGCTTGTCTATGCTTCTTGTTATCTTCTGTTTGTCGAGCCACCCTTTAAATTCGGATGGCTCTAGTAGCAAGAAATTCCCCTTTGAGATCATGACTGTTCAGTTCCTTTCTTCGCTTGCTTAATCACCTGGTTACCGAACACCGCAAATGCTCCAACCAATATTCCCTGGATAAGCGATTCAGGAGACCAGCCAAGCGTCCAACTTGTAATAACAATAGCGAATGCAGTCACGATGAAAACAATGGTCCAGTCCGGAATCTTCGGGATACGTTTTATGCCAACACCAAGTACCCAGCATGCAGCCAATACAATAAATAACTTAGGATCAATAAGTGAAAATACTGTGCTCCAGTCCATATTCTATACGCCTCCAATATCTTCTTTTCGGTCAATCCGCTTATGAGCTTGCTTGGCCGACTCTTCGACCCGAGTCACCCGCTCCGACAGTACATCTACACGCTGAGCTTGTGCCCTCTGTTCCAATCGGATATCATCCACGCCGCGTTTGATGTAATCCACGTCTGCACGTTGTAAGGCATCAGCTCCCGCTTCTTGAATGATGTCTTGCCTAAAAGATCTAGTACGTCCCGACCACCCTAAGATAAGTCCGCTTATTGCTGCGGCTACACTGATCAATACAGTCCATTCCATCCCGCTCCCCCGTCTCTCTGTTCAGGAAATGTTTCCTGCCCTATTCAATTGTCTCCGTACTTTCTTTTTGTTCTTGAATCTCAATTGCTGCTAGTGCATTACCGATCTCCAAATCTAAAGCTGTCAGAATCTCTTTTTGATTAAGTGGATGTGAGCTAAGAACCGCAGAGATTACCTGAGTCAATTCTTCTACCGGTTTATTCAAATCCATTTCAACTTGGAGTGTATGTGTCATCTTTGCCAAGACCTTTCCTCCTCTCTATACGAAAATAAGCCCCTTCCAATTAAGGAATAGGGCTTCATGGATTTATTATCTTTTATCTTTGTTACGGAGTGGCTACGGATTTATAGTCAAACAAAAAAAAGAGTCCGTCAATAACGGACCCTCAGAGACTTATTCTATTTAGCAGTAAGTAATTCTTCCTCGATCAGCTTTAATTCGGCTTGTGCATCATCCACTAATTTTTGGTACTCATCTACTTTTTGTTTTGCAAGTCTGGTAGATTCCTCATCGCCCACTGCTTTGATACCCTCGTATTCTTTGGTCACCTTTTCCAATCCGGCCACTAAAGGCGGCAGAATCTCAGAAGTATATCCTTTCTTCATTGATTCCAAGTAAGCTTTCGATTTGCCTTCAAAAGAATTATTTCCGTTCGGGACATTTGTGCTATTAGTCGTTTCGGTTGCGGTCTTAGATTCCGCGCCAGATGTAATTGTTATCGTTTTTCCACTCACTTTTACGTCAGCTCCTAATGCGTCAGACAAGGACCGTGCTGGAACATTCGCTCGAGAGTCAATAACTGCACCCTTGTCTGACAGTTTCTTTCCATCTACAACGATCGTATATTCCCCGGTTACCTTTTTTCCAACCATACTCTTTACAGTATCTGCAAACGCTCCTGCTGATGTCGAAAAAACCACGCCGATAATGATACCACCAGCAATATAAGCAACTTTATGTGCAAACTTCTTCATGACTCTACCTCCGTATTGGTTCTATTTTCCTATTATGATACATTAAGGAGTTGAAGTTGTGAAGGTTCCGCCCCAATTTGCGGCATTAGCAAGTCCATGGTTGTGCGTAGGCAAAGTAACAGAGTGTGAGTGGGAATAAAACGCTGATTCCAAATTCAAAATTCTATTCCTCAAAGTAGTCAATTCGGCCTGCAATCCTGTTACATCGGATATATCCAGACCATTTACGGCACCTCCAAAGGTGACTGCCCCTTGCATCCGTATAGGGTTAGAAGTGTTGTTCGAACCAATGATTATGCTATTACCGTACATAGTAAGGACTCCACTATTCTGATACGAGTTAATTTCCCCTACAGATGTCCCGTTTGCATCTCTCCAAATAATTGCTGCTGCGGAAGCATCATCTGTTGTAGCTATTTGAATACGATTTCGATTAGCAGCATCATATGAACGGAAACCTTGGGAGTCTTGCTCTATTCGTCTACCAGTCGCTGCTGTACGGATTAATGCCCCGGTAATTGTACCACCATTGATATTTGTACCTGTTACTGTAGATGCGGTAATAGATCCTGAGAAGTTTGCTCCTACAGCAGACATAATGCCTCCGGAAGTCACGGTAAACATTCCATTGCCTACGTTTATTGAGGAACCAACTATGGCTCCGTTTTTAAAGTTAGAGTACTCAATGTTTGCGTAATTCGCAGTTAAGCTATTTGCAATCAAATCGCCCTTCATATTTAAACGGAAAGGTGCGCTATTAAATGACGATGCTCCTGCTGCAATGCCGTTTGTATTAATCTGTACAATATCCTCACCATTACCGATTAACATGGAGACAAAGTTACCGAGTTGTCCTATTACTTGCTCGGCTACAACACCTCGCGCTGTTATAGCAGCACGTATAGACTGCCAACCGTCTGTAGATATCCCAATACCTTTAGAAGTCAATCTGACTTGTTCTAAGGGGTTGGTTTTCTCTTGAGCCAGTATCCCGCCTTCTGGTGGATAGATCAGTTCGGTTTTGCTGTTATTGATATCAATGACAGCTTGTTTAGCAAATGATTCAAAAACATCCGTCCGGATCTTCCCGTTTGAAAACAGGTTGTTGGTGATGTTCTTATTTCGTTCCAAGTCACTGATAATATCATCGTAATCTCTTAAATTGATATTGGAGATCGTCGGTTCAGCATGCTTGTCCAAACTGTATGGATACTCTGTGAGTTCTGTGATTCGGGCTTTCAGGCGGTTCATGCCCATATCTGGATCGATACACATGACATCATCACCTAAATGAGGTTTAGGTTCAGTGTGATCGATTTTGAACAAGTCTGCCGTGGATATGGTTGCCTCCAGAGAAACAACCTCCTGCTCAAGTAGCGCCTTGCGTGTAGCCTTCAGCAGATCCTCTGCTTCTTCGATATCTTGCTCAATAATTTCTCCATCGTAAAACGGAACCGAATCGCTTGCCCAATATTGAGCAAATGGTGATATGAGATAGTTAACCGCCAGGTTACCATTCACAATTGTTCCTGGTATGCTAGAAAGCAAACTTCGCTCTAGATCCGTTAGCAAGGACGCATCCATGCCGATGAATGTCCGGCCATCCTTCATTTGAGCATACATCCGGGTAACAAGGGACTCCCCTTTGTCTTTGAAGGAACTGGATACGATGTTTTTCTTGAGTCTATACTGCAAGCCATGGTCAGATCCGATTCTCTTCTTGAGGTTAATCACGAAATTGTCAGGTTCAACCTCGCATTCATACATATCGACGATCTTATTCAGGGCTTCAAGACAAGTTCCCCGTCCGAAATCCTTAACGTCATGTAGATCAAACGTATTGTGAATAACAAATGTAAATCTCCCGCCTGTAGCTTTTGTAATTAACTCCGTCAGTTCATTGAGATGTACTCCATAAGCTTCGTCAATATATGAGGTATAAGGAAACTTGAAGTCATTCAGTTTGAACATAATGTGGTTACAATAGATTGAAGCCATGAGTTTACGACCTTCACGGGACCTGCTCCTGGATTGTATGACATAAAATTGGCCACGTTCGTCTTGAACATGGCCTTTGATTGCTATTTTTTCGCGGTAATCATCTGAGGTCATTGGTACCATAAATGTTACCTCGTAATCGCTGTTAATTCTTCTTCTTCGTTGTATATCTGAACTATCAACCAACGTACCTACACGCCGGATGTTCTTGTCGAATACTTTCATAGTTGGGTTAGGCATATCACACCTCAATTAATACAGGAATTTGTCTCTATGTGTAACACGGATCAGTACGTTTCTGCCTGTTTCAGGATCTGTCCATGTGAGATTGTTTTCTCCAAGATTCAAGTCAAAGAAATCACCTTCGAGCAAGTGCGAAGCATTCACTCCATTTTGCGTGATCTTACACGTATTGGCATCAATGATAACTTGGTCACCTGGTTTAAATGGTCCTGTGAACTCCAAAAACTCCACATGGTACCTACTTCCCTTGGCGACTGCCCCAAAACCAACATCCATTACAGCCCGCTTGGTAATTTCCCGAACAAAATCCGCCTTTGTGCCAGCAGCTACATCCATAACGGCCGCGAATGAAATTTCACGGACAAAATCTCCTTCCGCTCCCACATTGACATCCATAACCGCCGAACCCGTCATTTCCATCGTTGCAGCAGCTACAGCAGACCCTGATATGTCAGCAACTGCCCGGCCAAAGACGAATACGGATATTTGGCGGTTAAAGGCCAGCCCGTTAAAAGCCCCTCGGTTAAACATGGCCCTCACCCCTTTTTGGACAAAATAAAACACGCTCCGTTATGGGGCGTGCTGGTTACTTCTCAATCAGAAATTCAACTCCACTTTCGGTCAGAATAGCGTCTACTTGTGCACGAAGAGAAGTAGGCACTGTCTTGTACTCTGTTGTGCCGAAAATAATACGTTGTGCAAAGAACATAGCTACCATGGTATCACCTCCTTCCAGGCGAAGAAGGAGCCAGAATAATACACTCTGGATCATCTATATACCTCTATCGCTATTTCAGCGATAACATCATCAGTGAACGCAGCTCGTTCTGCAAGCGCCTTGCTCTGCGCTTTCAATAGTGTGTTGTCCTGCATGAGTGTTTCCACCTGTTTACTGAGTGCCGGACGTGGCTCTTGTGGTGTCTCTGGATCGGTTGGATCTGGATATTCAAAATACGGTTCCATTATCCCCAGATTGATATTTGTAATTACACCGCCTGCATCAAAATCAGATTCATAATCCCCATAATCAAATTGGAGTAATCCGACTGACTCAGGCACACGATCTAATAAAGTTTTATAAGCCCTAAAATCATCTTCTCTTGTTAGAATCGTCATCCCATCTCCACCCAATTGCTGCGGGATATACTGAAGCACTGCCCCATTCAGAACATCATAATAAACTTTTGCGCCTACATAAGTTGGCATCATTCACCCTCCTTATCCCGATGTTAATATTCCTCTGAAATAGATCTGCATAGCTGAATCTGCGGTGGTACCTGACCTAGAACCTCTTGCTACAAAACTCATTCTTCTAGTTGTATCTAGATTTTTCGTAAAACCATATGGTCCATTTTGACTATTCGTTGAAGTTGTGTCCCAATGATATACGATCTGTTTGTTTACAAAATCCACACGCCATGATCTGTAATAATCGTACCCAATTGAAGGTTCAAAAAGTGTTAGATACTCACCATTGGAATCAAGAATCCCAAAAGATAATTTGTACATGCTATTAACTTTGGTCGCATAAGATCCTTGGTAATTAGAAGCATAAAAATCGATCCCTGTAGCTCCCGGTGAGATATTAGCTATCAAAAAATCACTGAGATTTGCATCGCCAAGTTTCGGTGCCCAGTTTATCCCGAAATTTAATGTTTGTCTGTAATAACTGGATGTCTGTATCTGCCCAATCTTTGTAGCTAACTGCGGAAATGTATCGCTGCCTGATGCTGCTACTCCCTTGCCAGTGATAGCGGCTGCGATGCGTGTTTTCCCATCACTGACAGAGGTAAAAAGCTCGTTGATTGCAGCGACTGCATTCCCTTTAGCTGTTGTCTGAAGGTTCGCCAGAGTGCCCACAAGCCCGTCAGTATATGTCTTCGCATTGCCCTGAGCAGCATTTGCTTTAGTGGTGGCATCTGTAGAAGCCGCTGAAACCGAAGCGACTCTCGCATCATTAACCGCTTTCTCTGTCGATGCTAATGTTTCAGAGATGCCATCAATTGCATTCGACAGTTGTACGATACCCTTATCTATTAAAGATGCATCCTGTGGTGCAGGGATGTTGTTCAGTCGTTCGTCCAAATCTGCTATGTTGTCCCTGAATGTGTCGTGATCGTAAGCCGTAAAGTATCGGGCTAACTTGGTTCCTGCTGCCCATGATTTCGGCGCGCTCTCAAACCCTCTCGTTACGCCTGTAACCTCGTTTTCAGATATTCCGGTATAAAGTACCGTTTCGGCTGATTCATCGGTACCCAGCGTCAGGAGGTTCGGCGCAGGAGGTAATATCGAACCATCCAGTACCGCGAAACTGGTTTGAGTATCGTCAATGGCTGCCGCCAGCTCCGTCTGTCTGCTGTTGACCGATGCCGGATACATTGTTTCAATCATCGTTTATACCTCCTTAGTTCAACCGGATCTCCACTTGCCCAGTTAAAAATTTAAAAATGTCATTGTTCAAAATGCTCCGTGGTGTTTCTAGCGTCCCGAAATAATAAAGGTTCCCACCTGTAGCTGCATCGCGCAGTCCGAAATGTGTAACCGGCCCCCAATTAGCTGTCGCCACATCAAAAGCTACATCGGCCGCAGATTTGATGGACATCTTTTGTATGTTATTCATCAATACACCTGTGATCGGGTGAAACTCTTGAACTGTAATTTGAGCCGGTTCGGCAAAGGTCAGAACTTGCCTGACGTAACCTCCACCGGACACCTCTTGTCCCGTATCATTCCAGGTTGGATCGGAATTATAAAGAGCGATATATAACCTATCTGGGAATGCGAATTTTTCCCCTCTTGCTGATACATTCAATTGTTTGGTCGCTAAATACTTGCTAATATTCATCGGTTCACCCCTCTAATAAATATTCATTTTGAATCCTGAAGCTTTGTATCGTATTGGAGCCTGTGTTAGTGAGAACGATTACGGGGCTAGCACGTTCATCACCTAATGACATTACTTTTACTGTTTCTGGAGAATGAAGAATGTTTTCTTCTAGCATGTTTTCATCGCTTTCTGGAAAAGGATGTTCTCCCATCTTGATCGGGATTGTCAGTTCCCCATCAAAAATAATCTTTTCAATATCCATCGTCCCAGCATACCTTCCGATATATCTTCTACCCGGAAGATCCTCAAACGTGAGTACAATGTCCCCTTTTTTGATATTAAAAAGAGCCGCCACTTGGGCGACTCTTCTGTGATAGTCAAGAGTAGCATCGTCTGCCATAACGATACACTCCAGATTAATTACTCTTGGGCCATATGTGCTACCAAAATCGATCTCTCCATCCCGTCCTGCAATCTCAAGACTGTAGTCCCTCGTCGGTGGCAACACCGGGATGTTGTGCTTCTTCAGGCCAAGTCCGATATCACGGAAGGACTTTCCGTCAGCAGTAGCATTGATCATTATCCCTTACCTCCTCTAGCCTGCATCCTCCGCATCAAATTATCGCGCTCACTCCAGAAGACCTTCGCAGCCGATTCGTCCGCGATATAAGTATCTCCTGATTTAATTACGAATTGATTGCTGGTTCTCTCCGGATTTACT